AATCTACAGTCACGATATATGGTAATGCTAAACCTGATTCGTCTTCTCCTATATCTATATCAGCATGTATTTCTAAAATAGTATGTATTTTATCTGCCATAGAAGGTGTCATACCTTCTAATTTTTGTAAAGTTTGTTCTACTACATCTGCTGTACTTTGTCCACCTTGATTTTGAGAAGTAGGTACATCTCTATAAAATCCTTCAATTTGTTTTCTTTTAATTTCGTTAGTAGTTTGTTTCATTACTTGAGTATATCTTTCTGCTGTTTCTAAATCTGTATTTTCCATAGAAATTACAAATTGATCTGCTGGAACAAACTTAGAGCAAATTCTATCTAACGAATTATCAAAGTATATTTTTTTAAAAGCCGATCCTGCTAAAGCTAAATAATATAATAATTGATCAAGTTCATTAAAATAATCTGTTATTTGATTTGTAACTTGATAATTCATAAAGTCTTGTACACGTTGAGCTTGTTCTAATTTTTTATCTGATTGTTTACCAACTATTTGTGTTTTAACAGGACCACCTGCTGGAAACATTTCTCCAATAGCTCTTGCTTGAAATTGTGTTGCTGCTTCTGACATTAATGGATGATGAACACCCGAAGCTCCCGGGAAAGGATCTTGTCTATCTTCTACAACTACTCCTAACATTTTAAGACCTTTGGAGTATTGATCTTCCCAATCTTTTCTAGAAGACTTATCATCTTCAAAAGCTTTTATTAAAGATTTACCGATATTTAAAACTTCTTGATTATCTAATTCTTCTGCTAAATTAGAATAATGATTAGATGAAAAAGCTTCTTCTTCTTTTTCAGTTAAGTCTTGATCTATATCTACACGAACCTTTTGTCCGTCTTCGTTAGTATATTCAAGTTTCTTTTTATCTAATTCTACTTCTAATGCCATTAAGCTGTTCTCTTTTTAGGTTTCTTTTTACGACCATCTGCTCTTCTGTTTTTATCTTTCTTACCTTTTAAAATATCACTATCAACTTTTGCTGCTTTACCGCCAGTTAATGCTGAATTAACTCTAGCCATAGCCCATGCTTGAGGACTTACACCTTTTCTATGACCACTTGTTCTATATGCAGCTAATCCTCTATTATAAATAGCTCTAACTTTACTTGTTGATACACCAGCCTTTTTTGCTTTATTTCTAATTGCAGTTGCAGTGCTTGCTCCTTTTGCTTTAGCCATACATCTCCTTAAATTTTTTATTATGTTTACTTTTCTTTTTAGATCCTACAAATTTTCCACCTTTTTTATCTCCTGGTAGAACACCTGAACCTTTATTATCTTTATTTAATCTTTTTAATGCAGCTTTTCTTTTTGCTCTTAATGCACCTGACGTTCCAGCTAAATATTGTTTTTTAACTTTTTTCTTATTTGGTTTAGTCATAGTGTTTTTAAATCCTTTTCTATTAAGCACGTTTTTTTCTTTTATCTGCTTCTGAAAGAGCAATTGCTATTGCTTGTTTTCTAGATTTTACTTTTTTCTTTGATTTACCAATAGGTAACTTTCCTTTTTTATACTCTCTCATTACCTTTGCAATCTTTTTTTCTTTTTTAGTTTTCATTTAGGAAATCCCTTTCGCATGTTTTTATAAGCTTTTTTTGTAATAGTTGATTTAGATTTAGGTCTACTTTTACCAGCTTTTCTTCTGGCATTGATATTTGCATATAATCCTTTTTTCATGGTTTCATAATACCTCCTGGTTCATACCATACTTTCCTAAGTAAGATATAAAACAAAAATTTAAATTATTCTAGTATTATTTTTTTAATTGATTTAGAGCCATCTATATTGTCTTCAAGCTCTGCTTTTGTTTTTATACAAGAATATTGAATACCTTCACTATATTGTCTTTCTGCCTGACGTTTTCCTCTTAAACATGTAGCCATATTTTCTTGTATTCTATGCTCTTTTATTTCATTATTTACAATCATAAGTAAAGCTATAACAGTTTCAATCATTGTGCATAACTCCCATTACCATTAGTATATTTCATTTCTCGATTTTGGTCTTTTAATTTTTCAATATCTTTAAGAGCTTTAGATAATTGACCTTCTATAAATTCTATTTTAATTTTATTACTCATATTCATTTCTTGATTTTTTTGTAATTGTTCAACTTGTTTATATAAATCCTCTATAAGCATAAACTGCTCAGAATCAGCTGGTAAAGAACCTAATTGTCCTCTTGGCCATTTAATTCTAAACTCTGTATTTTCTTCTAAGTCTTTCTCCATTAATTGTAATCTTGTTGCATGTTGATTTAATTTTTCTATCATTTGAAAATAACCCATTGTACCAAGTGCTACGATTACAATTAAACTAGCAACAGTCTTCATAGGCATTTGGACTGCTGCTTCTTCTGATATGTTTAGAGGTTTATTTGACATCTTTCTTTTTCTTAGGTGTAAATAATTTTCCAATAAAATTACTTAATGCATCTATACCTGCAAAAAATTTATAAACTATTTTGTCTATCACGATATTTTTCTCTCCAATAATTTTTTCTTTCAAGTAATCTAATCTTGTATTCAAGTTTATCTATTCCTAATAATTTTTTTAATAACTCTAGCATTTCCATCTTCTTCTAGCTTGTCTTATTCTAGAATTAGGATCATTTCTAGTTTTAGCAGAGCTTCGTTTTAGTTGTCCTAATGATCTTGCACAATATGATTTTCTTCTCTTAGCAGCTTTACTACCAGGTTTAACTTTGCCTGTTACAGCCATAGATAATTTAGAACCAGGATTAGCTCGTCTATAAGCTTTAATTCCTGCTCTAGTCATACCCGCACCTTTTTCAGTAGGTCGATAATATTTTTTTCTTCTAGGAATATCTCCTGTTCTTTTTCTAGGTCTTATTCTTGTTCTTGCCATTATTCTGTATCTCCTGGACTGTATGGATCATAATAATTTTGTGTTGAAGAACTAAATCCACCTGTATATCCGCCACTTCCATCTGGATTGTTAAAACCTATATTGTCATCATTATCAGAGGCTATAATACCAGCTTCAATATTTAAATTTCTTTGTTTTATTTTTTCATCTTGTCTTTTTAATGCATCACCAGCTACAAATTGAGAGATAAATGGTAAAGGGTTTCCTGTAGCAAACATTAAAGCAGTTGAAAATAAATTTTGAGTTTTAGCTGGTATACCTAATTTTTCTTCTACAAAATTATTGTAAGCAGATAAATTATTATCAATTATATTACCAGCTGATTTAAAAGCACTTTCAGTAGGTTTTTCAAAATCAAATTCAAAAACACTATCTTTTTCTCCAAAAATTTCATCTTCTCTAAGAGCATCGTATGTAGATTTTTTTTTAATATCTTTTATTTGTCCATCGTCACCTTCAAATATAGGACAAACACCATTAACTGACATTCTACCATTTGGACAAACAAACTCTTGAATCATATTCTTTGTAACCTTGGATCGTTTGATAAAATATTTTTAGAAGCTTTAGGTCTAGCAATAGACTGCTTACTTCTTTCTCTTAATTGAGCTTTAGCTGAATCTTTTTTTCTTTGTTCATCTTTAACTTTTTTTAAATCCCATTTAAAATTCATCGTCCTTGACCTTTATACCTTGTTTGTTTCTTTTGTCTTTTTTCATTTTTGTTTTGAGACTTTTTATGTTTGCCAGGTCTTTTTTTTGGCTTTGGTCTCGGAACAAAATGTACAAACTTTTGTTTAGCCACTAATCTTTTTTCTTCTTATTAGGATTAAGCTTAATTATTTTAGCTTCCTTTTTTTTAATTAGATCAGCTGCTGATGTATAGTTTTTAGCTTTTCCTTTATAAAGTAATCCACCTTTGTAAGTATCAGAGACAGAAGCATTAGCTGTCATCTCTCTATCTTTAGATTTACCTTCTTCGTAACCATCATCATCAAAAACTTTAGCTTTAGTAGTATCATCAAAATCTACATCTAAGATTTCTTTTGTGACATCTTCTCTAGTTTTTTTCATCTTCTTTTTTTCCTTTTACCTTTTTTAATTACACCTCTTGCAATTAAAATATCTTTTTTAGTTACTTTTCCATCTCCAGACATATCTGGAAATTTACCTTTTTTCTTTTTCTTTTTCTTCTTCATCATTTTGCCAGTAATCTTAGAGTTCTGCATTCTACCTTCTCCTGATCCTGCGCCTGCTGTCATTTTCATTATGATATCTCCACTTCTATTTTCATTGCTTTCATCATTTTTGCATGTTCAGCTTTTCTTTCATCATCTATTTTTACAACTTCGTCACCAGGATTTTGCATTGCTTTTTTTAGCATCGCAGCATCTTCTACAGCTCCTGGAAACTTATCATAAAATCTTTTATCGGCAGCTTTAACATCTTCGACACTGAAACTCTTTACTCCAAGTCTAGGTTGCTTGCCTGTTCTTTTAAATGGGTTACTCATCTTTTAAGTCCTCCGGTGTACTTAGTTTTTTATTTAATATACCTTGAAATACTGATTGTGTAAAGGTAGGAAGCATCAATTCGCTTATAGGAGATTTAACATGACCAGCTGACCACGATATACAAGGAACTCCCTTCTCGTCCCAAGCGACTAAAGCATATCCTTTAATATCTACCTTTTCTGTAATCTTGATACATGCATCATGGAAAGCTTGAACTACTTGATCATCTTGTATAGCAATTTGTTCTTTAGGAGTAGGCTTTCTAGGAATTAATCTCCACCTATCAAGAGTAATAATGTTTGTTTTGGCGCAATTGTTTTCTTGTTTCATTGTCATCATCCTCTGGATCGTCTGGATGTAATACTAAAAATCCATCACGTATCCTCATTAAAGCTTGCACAATTGTATCATGAATATCATCATGCTTTCCATATGGAAATTGTGCTGATTCTTCTATAACATCCTTAGTCCACTTTTCATCCATTGTAAACACTAAACCGCCTTCGAACATTGAAGCTACACTATGTGTTCTAGAAACTTTATCTCTTTCGGGAGTATAAGTAACTATAGGAACTCCCGACCTTCTCATATCTTGTATTAAAGATTGACCCGAAGCTCTTTTTTCAATTAATACTTGATCGGGCATCCATTCATAAT